TATATGTGGGACTATCGGTGATGGACTTTGAAGACGATCTAGATCTAGAAGAGTTTCTATTTGTAGATAGGCAGTGCCGTAAGTGTCTTCGCACTCTCACCTTGGTTGAGCATTTCTATAAGACAAGACCTGATAGAGGTAAGAATATGTCAGCCTATTCTTATATCTGTAAGCAATGCACAGTGAAACGTAATGCTGCTTATAGAAAGAAGAAGCGGCAATGGATTACAGACTATCCCGACTGGTGATTACGTCGTGTTTACCCTCTGAAAATACTCCTTATTCTAAATAGTTTCAGCATCCGACTAGGAATCTAATCAGGAGAATCAAATGGCATCAACACAACTTTCACCAGGGGTTGTTGTACTTGAAAGAGATCTAACCGCCGTAGCAAATGCAACAGTTGATAACGTTGCTGCTATTGTCGGTAGTTTTGAAAAAGGTCCTGTTGAGGCTCTCACCACAGTTACGAGCGAGCGCGAGCTTCTCTCGATCTTCGGCAGACCCAACGAGTACAACTACGAGTACTGGTTTAGCGCAGCACAATTCCTGCTGTATGGCGGCACCTTGAAGGTGGTCCGTGCGATGAATGCATCGCTTAAAAACGCAATCGACACAGCGCAATTCGTTGTTACTACTTTTAGCAGCACCGATACCACGCTGACTGTTGCTTCCGCAACTGATCTGGACGTTAACGATCTGCTTCTCATCGACGCAGAATTGATGGTGATCCAAGCAGTTTCTGGTAGTGACGTTACAGTCCTCCGTGGTCAACTCGCTACATCTGCTGCATCTCACGCTGCTGCTGCACCTATCACTCTTATCGAGCCTGCAGGCACCAGCACCACAATCAATGAGGGCGCTACCTTCACTGACTCGGATACGACTCTGACCGTGACCTCTGCTACCACTCTTGCTGGTGGCACCAACTCTTACATTAGAGTTGACGACGAGATCATGCAGATCACTGGCGTCTCTGGTAACAACCTCAACGTGACTCGCGGTCTGCTCGGCACAACTGCTTCTGCACACACCGATGGATCTGCAGTTAACCTGCAACTCGTTACTGCTCAGAAGACTGAGATCAACGAAACAACTGCAACTGGTGTTTCCGCTCCTCTCATCAAGAATGATGACGAGTATGAAACTAACGTTGAGAATGCTGCAAACAACTGGAAGTGGGCTGCTAAGTCTGCTGGTCTGTTTGGTAACTCCATCCGCGTGGTCATGACCGACGCTGGTGCTGATCAGGTCCTGTCTTTGGCACAACCTACTAGCACTGAGTGGCAATTCGTTGATGGCGCTGAAGTTGCATACTCTGCAGCAAACATCTACGGTAAGGTCTACAACTACGATATCATCGTAACCCTGGCTGACGACAGCACACTGATTGGTGCTTTCGAGAAGGACAACTATATCACTGCTGTTAGCGGTGGTGTTACTGGTCGTATCGTTGCTTGGGACAAAGAGACCCGTCAACTGGAAGTCTCTATCGATTCTTCCTCCGCTGACGTGCTGGAAGTTGGTGATACCATTTCCGAGTTGGCAAACAACAGCAACTCTCCTGGTAGTGCAACTGGCGACGCTGGTACTGTTGAGAGCATCCGCAGAGAGTTGAGAGTTTCTCTCAATCCTGGATCTCCTACATTCCAAGCAAACCAGAATGTCTCCGATGCAAACTCCACTACTGTGTTGATCGCAGCAGTTGAGAGTGACTACGACACCCGTCTTTACGGTGTGAATCAGCGTTGGGCATCTATTGCTCCCCGTCCTACTACATCCGCATGGGTGGAAGACAGAGGCGGTTATAACGACCTGATGCACATCCTGGTCCTTGATGGTGATGGCAAACTGACTGGCACCCCTGGCGCTCTCCTTGAGAAGCACCTCAACGTGTCTAAGGCATCTGATGCACGCTCTCCTCAGGGCGACAACATCTACTACAAGAATCAGATCAAGACCTATTCCCAGTATCTGTATTGGGGATCCCACGAGACCAACAACATCTATGATCGTGACAGCAACGCCTCTGGCGGTTTCGGTCTGAGCGGTGTTAACAGAGAGTTTGACTTGATCAAGTCTGATCAGTCCCTCAACAACCTGGACGATCCTACTGGTCTCAACCCCCTCGCCGTGCCTCTGGTTGGCACAAAGGGTCGCGCAACTCTGCGCTTTGCTCTCCAAGGTGGCGTTGATGGTTACACCATCTCACGTCCTAACATCCTGGGTGCATACAGCCTCTTCAACGATGCTGAAACGGTCCAGATTGATTACATCATCATGGGACCCTCGATGAATAGCCTCAACGATACTATCGCTAAGGCACAACACATCATCGGTATTGCAGATGCTCGTAAGGATTGTATCGCTTTCATCTCGCCTTACCGCGCTGATGTCGTCGGTCAACCTAACACTTCGACAATCGTTTCCCGCACCGTTGAATACTTCGATCAACTCGGATCTTCCTCTTATACTGTCTTCGATAACAACTACAAGTATATCTACGACAAGTATAACGACGTTTATCGTTACATCCCTTGTAACGCTGACATGGCAGGTCTGGTCCTGAGCACAACTCTTAACCAAGAGCCTTGGTTCTCTCCCGCAGGTTTCAACCGTGGTAACCTCAGAAATGCTATTAAACTGGCATACTCACCTCTGAAGGATCACAGAGATCTGCTCTACGCAGCAAGAGTTAACCCCATCGTCGCATTCCCTGGTCAGGGTATGATTCTCTTCGGAGATAAGACTGCACTGGGTTATCAATCTGCCTTTGACAGAATCAACGTCCGCCGTCTCTTCCTCGTTATCGAAGAAGCGATCAGCGACGCTGCTAAGACTCAACTCTTCGAGTTGAATGACGAGTTTACTCGCCAACAATTCAAGAATATCGTTGAGCCTTATCTGAGATCTGTCCAATCCCGTCGTGGTATTGTTGACTTCCTGGTTGTCTGTGATGGCACCAACAACCCTGCGGAAGCAATCGACCGTGGTGAATTCTACGCTGAGATCTTTGTGAAACCCACAAGATCCATCAACTTCATCACCTTGACCTTCACGGCAACAAGGACTGGCGCTAGCTTCACCGAGCTCGTTTCCTGATAACTTTATCCATCTAACCTCATAAACATCGGAGTACTTCTCTAAAATGGCTGACAAATACCCAGGGCAGACAGAAGGCAAGATGGTCAATGCACCCATCCTTGACTTCAGAAACAGAATCGGGGACCTCGCCCGCCCCAACCTTTTCCAAGTGGAAATTGGTTTCCCCTCTATCGTTGATGAAGGCACCCCTGCTTCGGGTGCCACCCCTGGATCTCAAGAGAAGCGTGAGCAGGAATCTGCTGGCGCTTCCCAGGCAGGATCCTCGGCATCTTCTGGATCTCTCGCTACTTTCCTTGTGAAGGCAGCAAACATTCCCGCTTCTACAGTGGGTGTGATTGAGGTCCCTTACAGAGGTCGCACCCTCAAGATCGCTGGTGACCGCACCTTTGAGCCTTGGACAGTTACTGTCCTTAACGACAAAGGTTTCGCACTGCGCTCTAAGTTTGAAGAGTGGTCCACCAAGATCCAAAACCTGCAGCAAAACCTGCAGACTCCTCGCACCATTGGCGAATATCAGTCTAGCGCACTTGTGCGTCAGTATGATCGTCAAGGTGGCGTGGTCAGATCGTATCAGTTTGTTGGCATCTGGCCTTCAAACATCAGTGCAATCGACCTCGCATGGGATAGCAACGATACTCCTGAAGAGTATACTGTTGAATTCCAGGTCCAGTACTGGACATACGCTAACGATAACAACGCAGGTAACTCTGTAGACAAGTAAATTCGTAGCGTATAAATAATTGATAATGTATAGGGACAGTTGAATGTCACAACTATTTGGTTATTCCCTAGATCGAAAGAAAGGGAAGGGCTCTGAAAAGGGTCCTTCTTTCGTGCATAAGGATTCGGATGATGCCGCGCAACCTATAGTTGCAGGTGGTTATTTCGGTCAGTATGTTGATCTGGGGGACGCAGCAAACAAAGCTAGCGATGTAGATCTTATCGGTAGATACCGTGAGATGTCACTTCATCCTGAAGCGGATGCTGCTATCAATGATATCGTGAATGAGGCAATCGCTGGAGATCTTGACGATCACCCTGTTGATATTGAGCTTTCTAATCTTAAAGTGTCTGACTCTGTTAAGACACGCATCCGCGAGGAGTTTGAGAATGTTCTCAGTCTCCTCGATTTTGATAGAAAGGCGTATGACATCTTCCGCAGATGGTATATCGACGGTCGCCTCTTCTACCATAAGATGATTAACCCTGATAATCCTAAGGAAGGGATTACAGAGTTGAGGTATATTGATCCTCGCAAAATCAAGAAAGTTATTGAATACGATAAACCCAAGGATCGGGTATCCCCTGCAGATCCTCAGGTAAACGTATTGATTCCTAAGGCAGTTGAGTATTACATTTACTCCCCTAAGGGTCTCAAAGGATACGAGAATAACGGTATCAAAATTGCACCTGATGCAATCTGCTTTGCACACTCAGGTCAACTTGATATGCAGCGCAACTATGTGCTGTCACACCTTCACAAAGCAATTAAGGCACTCAATCAGCTGAGAATGATTGAGGACTCCTTGGTTATTTACAGATTGTCCCGCGCACCTGAGCGTAGAATTTTCTACATCGACGTTGGCAATCTTCCCAAACAGAAAGCTGAGCAGTACCTCCGTGAGGTGATGTCTCGCTATAGAAACAAACTCGTATACAATGCAGACACAGGCGAAATCCGAGACGACAAAAAATTCATGTCGATGCTCGAAGACTTCTGGCTCCCCAGAAGGGAAGGCGGTAGAGGAACTGAGATCACTACGCTCCCAGGTGGACAAAATCTTGGAGAGCTTGAGGACGTAAAGTATTTCCAGAAGAAACTTTACAGATCACTCAACGTGCCCGAGTCACGTCTGGAATCAGACTCATCCTTTAACGTTGGTAGATCCGCAGAGATCACTCGCGACGAAGTTAAATTCCAAAAATTCGTCGTTAGACTCCGCAAGAAGTTTGCAGATCTCTTCAATGATCTGCTTAAGACTCAACTTATTCTGAAGGGTGTCTTCACTCATGAGGAATGGGATGAGGCAAAAGAGCACATCCAGTATGACTTCATTGCTGACAACTACTTCTCCGAGCTGAAAGAGCAGGAGATCATGAATGCACGCATGGCACTGCTGCAGCAGATGGATCCTTTTGTGGGTCGTTACTTCTCGCTGGAGTATATGCGTCGTCAGATCCTGAAGCAACCCGATGCCCTGTTTAAGGAAGTCGATAAGCAGATGGAGAAAGAGATCGC